TGTATTATTCCATTATAGAATTCAATCAAGCTAATGAAATGCTTATATGTACGGCGAGTACAAAAGCGAATAAGGGTTTCAAAGGCTGGTCTAGACAAGGCGAAGTGGCTAGGTTGAGGCGAGGGACTCTGAAATAAAAGTCGCCGTTCGGGGTAAGGAAGTCGCAAGGCTAGACTTACCAAAACCGACTTGAGACCGTGCTAGTTATGAGATAGCAAGCGGTAAGAAAATTACTGAGGATATAGACGCCTTATCATTTATATGAAATCTAGTCAGTAGTGCAAATGAAATTATGAGCAAGATACAGGTACTGAATAGGTAACAGGTAACGTAATAGTCAGTGGTGGACGGACGCAACGGGTAAGCGTGCAAGCGTGGATAGTCGGGGTTGTCTCAGGCTGTGTAGCCTGACTGACGAGCTCAAAAGAGCGAAACAACAAAATAACAAGCGAGGAATATTATGTTTACTAAGAGACATTATGAAGCTATAGCCGAGCTAGTAGGCTCACAATTACTAGACGTTAAATCAACTTCAAACCAATCAGCTATTATTAATGACTGGTGCAAAATGTTTGAAGATGATAATCCACGTTTTAAGCGTGTTAATTTTATAAAAGCTACACTTGAAGCTTATGCAAAAAATAAGAGGGAAAATAATGAATAGACAATTACAAAACGCAATGAATGACGACGAGTCATATGCTTACAAGGTAGAAGCTAATCAGGATTACGCAAAAGCTGAGTTATCAGCTAAGCGTATAACTAGGCTTCAATATATCATGATAATGCGAGATATAGAGAAAGGTATACTACCTTATATCGACTAAGTTACACTGATGAGACTTCAATAGTCGAAACGCCGTGAGGCGTCTGTAACAATTAACTAAAAAGCGAGGATATTATGCCTAAAACATACAGCGTACAAGTAGACATTACATTCACAAAAAACATTTACGATATCGAAGCGACAAGCGAAGATGACGCACGTAAACAAGCGGAAGAGTTAGCCTATGACTATCACAATGGGGAAGTCATAATTGGTACGCAAGCTGTCAGCGTGCATGAATCATAAGTTATACTGATGAGCTTTCAATAAGCGAAACGCCTAGCAATAGGCGTCTATAACATTTAACAGCGAGGTAAAAATGCAAGTAATAAAATTATATCTTCCTATGCAAAATAACAACGGGGATGACTTGATGTATCAGCATAGTTTATTTATAGATAAGGTAGCCGAACACAATGACCGTATAACTGGCTTCACTAGGTTTGAGGCTGAAGGGTTTTGGTTTGACGGTGACATGGCGTATAAGGATAATATTAAAATATACGAGTTTCATGTATCTAATAAGAATATGCCTTATGCGTATACATTGCTCAAGCGTCATGCTGTGACTTTATGTCGTAAAATGGAGCAAGAGTGTATCTATCTACAAGTTAACAATGAAACTGAGTTAGTGAGGTAGATGATGACTGAAGAGACAATAATAACAATAATGGGGAACGTCGATAACGTGTTGCTGGCTGTGGGTATCTATTACTCACTAGCTAGCATTGAGCACTACATGGACGCCTTCTTTACAAACTACAAAGCGTCACCTCAGGTGCTGGCGTGCGTCTCAGGATGTCTAGCTAATACTCTAAGTGACGGTATAGGCTTCCTAGTGACTGGCAGCTGGGAATGGGCTTTGTGGGTAATGCTGGGGTGCATATCAGGTATGCTGGTCATTCCAGTGCTAGAGTATATTAACAGTAAAAACAGTACTACTGACGAGACTTAATGAGTCGAAACGCCGTGAGGCGTCTAGTACAAACAATTAACAGCGAGGTAAAAATGAAACAAGCTAAACATAAAATAGCTAAGGATAAAATTAATCATCATTTACAGTTTAACGTCTTAAAAGATAGAAGTGACTGTGATATTACTCTTACTGAAGATATAGCGAAGATATTCGCTAAGTCTCGTGTAACTAGTAAATTTCACGTAGCTGACATCTATCAAGGACATACTGACGGTGACTTATTCAGAGTCATTAAAGAAAAAGAAACTACTCTTAATTCTGACCGTCAGTTAATGACTTGGGACGATAAGGTTGAAGATGATGAAAGTCCAGTGGAAACTATAGAACGCAAAATTAAACACTTAAAGAGTATTCTAATAGATGACAACGGGCTTATCATAAATAGAAGATATAGCCGTGAGGTTATGCTTAACTACATTGCTAGACATATCTTTTTCATGGTCAAGGAAGGCTTAGTAGAAAGTGTAAATAGCACTAGTGCACACGCTTATATGTTTACTCATAACAGGGTAGCTAAAGTGTTTGATTACTTTAATTATAAAGTGATGAGATACGCTACAAATGATATGGGTATCAGCACGAGAGTAGTGCCTGATATACAGCGTTTGCTGTTGTCTAATTACAACAGAGAAACTGACAGTAAATATTTCAAAGATAAAGTACGTGAGTTTATAGATGACTTGAATACTTTGATACTTTGGATACGTGGCTACGTTTACAATGGTAATCATAGGCTTGAGTTTAACTTTACTGTGAGTGACTTTGTAGATACTAGCGTATCAGATGACTTTGAGTATCTACTAGGTGATAGCAGTAGGTTGCACTGGGTCTATGATGAAGACGGACAAGTGTTCGACATTGCTAACTATCTATCAGTAAATAAATATAGATAATAGTACTACTGACGAGACTTCAATAGTCGAAAACCCTGACCAGTAAAGTGTCGGGGTTCTAGTACAATTAACAGCGAGGTAAAAAATGGTAGACATGACAAGCCGTAAGTATCTTGAGTCGTACTTTGAAGATGAGGTTGACTCACCTGAGGATGTACAAAATAAGATACTATTGGTGATGAAGGAAGACGGTATCATGGAGCGAAATGAAGAGGGTCAGATAACTCTATTCAAGAAGCGTCCATTACTCAAATACTTGAGGATAGCTTTTCCTGGCATCAAGCCTAGCACTATCAATAGACAGCTTAATAATCTGTTTAAGGAAGGTGTATTGACCATATGGACTAAGTATAAGACTAAGCCATATGTCATTAAGGGTAGACTGTATGAGTCACGCTTTAAGCGAGTCACTGACAAGCGTAGGCGTTCCACTACTGATATGCTATTCGATATTCTTATGGGTGATGACCCTAAGAAGAGGCTTAGGTATCTTCAGGACTCATTACAGTATGGCTATAAGCCTACTAACTTAGATGTATAAGGGAGTAAGTAGGAAGTAATATAGCTGTATATATAGCTAGGGAGACAGGGGGTTACATCTTATATGGGTACTTTAATCACCTGTTTCCTTATTTAACAACAACTTAGCGAGGTATTATGAATATATTTGTATTAGACAGACATCCACGTACCTGTGCTCAATATCATTGTGACAAGCACGTAGTCAAAATGATACTTGAGACAGCTCAGATGATGTGCACCGTACTCAATGAGTTAGGATACGAGACGCCTTACAAGTCTACACATCCTAAACATCCATGTACGCTGTGGCTCAAGGAGTCTAGGAATAATTACTTATGGACTAGACAATTAGCTAAGGGACTCAATGCTGAGTACAAGTTACGCTATAACAAAACTGATAATCATAAGTCATGGGACGTTATAAAAAGCTTACCAGCATTACCTAAAGAGTTACCACTTAAGGACTTAACTGAATTTCCACAAGCTATGCCTGATAAGTATAAACATGCTAACCCTGTCGTTGCGTATCGTACGTACTACAGACAGGACAAGCGGGACTTTGCTACGTGGAAACTAGCAACACCTATATGGTGGAATGACAACACATACACATACTAACCAACAAAGGAGAATAAATATGAGTGAACTAACAACAGAAATGCTAGAGGCTGACTCTAAGCCAGCTAATAAATCACCTGTCGGGTGGAATCCAGTAAGAGAGAGACATTACAAACAATTCTTAAGGACACTAGACTGGGATGACTTTGGTAAGATTGACGCAGTACGTCGTTATATGTACGAGACTTGGATAACTAAGGGTGTACATCCTAATGACCTGAAGAAACCTTATCACGTCGGGAAGCTAGATAAAGAGGACTATGGGTCTGAGTTTTAAAGTACCCATATAAGATACCAATACACATTAACCTAAGGAGTATACATGGTAGAGATATTTAAAAACATCAAAGAGTACGCCGACGAGTTAGACCATGAAGCTGAGATGATTCGACTAGGTAAACAGCGAGTCAATAAGCGTAGGGTCTCTCACGTCCAGCGTGAAGAGGAGTCAGTGACCAGCTATGGTAAAGTCATGGTGGCTAATACCATACGACCACTGGCTGAGAAGATACAAGAGTATCTAGAGTCTAATGCTGAAGCTAAGGGTCAGCCTGAGAAAGCTTTTATTAAGCTTCGAGAGATTGAGCCTGAGGTTTCAGCCATGATATGTGCTAAGCATGTCATCAATACTATCACTCAGCATAAGCCATTGACGGCTACGAGTATTGCATTGGGTGGTAAGATTGAGACTGAGACATCTCTTAGAAACTTCAAGAACTTAAACCCTGAATTGTTTGACGCAGTTAAGAATGACTTAGACAAGCGTTCATGGAACTACGCATACAAGAGACGTAAGCTGAAGGAATCAGCTAAGCGTGACAACGTGGCTATGTGGGAAGAGTGGACTACGGAAGAGAAACTACACACAGGCATGAGACTCATTGAGTTTATGCAGTCAGCTACGGGTATGATTGAGTTTGGACTTGAGGTTATCAATCGTAAGCGTACTAAGATAATCAAGCAGACAGCTAAGACTAGGGAATGGATAAAGAATAGGAATAACTTTAACGAGCTTCTTAATCCTGAGTATCTACCAACTGTTATGCCGCCTAGAAACTGGGAGACAGTGACAGGTGGTGGATACTGGACGAAGGAATTACCTGAACTAGATTTAGTTAAGCAAAAGAATAAGTTATTTAAGCGTGAGCTTGAGAACTTTGATATGCCTGAGGTATACAACGCAGTCAACCGTATGCAAGCAACTGGCTTCAAGGTTAACAAGTTTGTATTAGATGTAATGAAGCACGCTTGGGACGAGGGTATTGCTATGGGTGGTATGCCACCAATTAAAAACATGGAGATACCTAACAAGCCACATGACATAGACACTAACGTTGAAGCTAGGAAGGAGTGGAAGAAACAAGCTGTCATCTGTCACACAGAGAATAGCCGTATGTTTTCTAAGAGATTACTGTACGCTAAGATACTGTGGGAAGCTGATAAGTTTAAAGATTATGAGAACATATACTTTCCACTTCAATTAGACTTCAGAGGTAGAGCCTATTGTGTACCAGCGTTCCTAAATTATCAGGGAATATCAGGTGCTAAAGCTTTACTTGAGTTTAGTCATGGTAAAGAAATCACTGAAGATAATTCAGGTGGCTTTTGGTTAGCCGTGCACGGTGCTAACGTGTGGGGCAACGATAAGATTACTCTCGAAGAGAGAGCAGACTGGTCTATGGACAAGGACAACATGCAAATGTTTCGTCGTATTGTTGAAGACCCTATTGTCAATCGGGAATGGGAAGAAGCTGACTCACCATTTCAATTCCTCGCTTGGTGTAAAGAGTGGGTTGAGTTTCAGGACACAGGCTACGGCTTTGTGTCTCACTTACCTGTCTCGATTGACGGTAGCTGTAATGGGTTACAGTTATACTCGCTAATGTTACGTGATGAGAAGGCTGGCAAGCTGGTCAATGTAGTGCCTAGTGATAAACCACAGGACATATACCAACTTGTCGCTGACTCAGTAATAGAGAAACTGAAACAAGATAAAGCTGAGGGCAAGCCTTATGCACACGCATGGTTAGAGTATGGAGTAAAGCGTAGTACCACTAAGCGTAGCATTATGACTATATGCTATGGGTCTACAAGATACTCATGCACTGACTTTGTTGTCGAAGACTTGACCAAGCGTAAGGATAAGGGAGAAGAACATCCGTTCACTAATGATGTCTTTAAGCCAGCAATTTATTTAGCTGGTGTTATATGGGACAGCATTGGTGATAACCTGACATCAGCACGTCAGGGCATGGACTATCTTCAACAGATAGCTAAGGTTGTATCCAAAGAGCAATTACCTATACATTGGATAACACCTGTTGGCTTCCCTGTGTATCAATCCTATCCTGAAATGAAATCCAAGAGAGTCAAGACTATGTTACTCGGTGAGGTTATCAAGCCTAGAGTAAACTATGAGACTGACAAGACGGATAAACTGAGGATGAGCAATGGGGTTGCACCTAACTTTGTACACTCATTAGACTCGGCAGCTATGATGAGGACTGTCAACATTGCATATGACAATGGCATTAGAAACTTTTGTAATGTGCATGACAGCTTCGGAACTACAGCAGCCGACGTTGAGATGTTAAGTGTATCATTGAAGCAAGCCTTCATTCAGACATTCACAGAGACGGATGTACTTAAAGAGTTTAAAGAAGATGTTAAAGCACAGCTACCTGTTGAACGACATGATGAGTTACCTGAAGAACTAGACAAGGGTGACTTAGATATCCAGCAGCTAACAGACTGTGATTTCTTCTTCGCTTAAAGTACCCATATAAGATAATAAAACCATAATCAAGGAGATAAAATGGCAACACAACAAAATGAAAAAGTAGTAACACCTATTGGCGTTAGTCAGTATGCGTGGTTGACCCAGCCTGATACTCGCTTTGATGAGAATGGACATTATAAAACTAATCTCATCTTAAAGACTGAGGACGCTGGAGAGTTAATGCAACGCATTGACCGAGCTTTAGAAACTTCTAGAGAATTAGCTCAAGAAAAAGCTAAGGGCAAGAAGGTTAAACAAGCTGACGCACCTTACTTTGAAGAGGTAGATGAAGCTGGTAATCCTACTGGTAACACTATCTTTAAATTCAAATGTAAAGCACAGATAGTATCTAAGGACGGCACAATTATACCTAACAAGGTGGCATTGTTTGACGCTAAAGGTACACCAATGAAAGATGTAAACGTATGGTCAGGCTCAGAGATAAAAGTATCAGCTGAACTTATTCCATACTATACAGCTATGGTTGGTGCTGGTGTTTCTATGAGACTGAGAGCAGTACAAATAATCAAGCTAGTAGAGGGCGGCGGCGGTAATGCCAAAGGCTTTGGGTTTGATGAAACAGATGGCTACGAACATCAGGAGACACAAGTTAACAATGACATGGAGAGCACGACTGAAACGGAAACCTCTGACTTCTAAAAAGGTTGGACTAGTTTACGGATTCAGGTCAGGACTTGAAGAACGAATAGCTGGGGAACTTAGAAGTCAAAGTATATTATATGAGTTTGAAGAAACTAAATTAAAGTACACTAAACCTGAGAAACTACATACTTATACACCTGACTTCTATCTTCCTGAGCAAAACATATTCATTGAAACAAAGGGATTGTTTACGACAGCAGATAGACAGAAAATGAAACTAATTAAGGAACAGTATCCTGAATTGGATATACGTTTCTTATTCAGCAATGCTAAAGCCAAGATAAACAAACGGAGTAAGACCACGTATGGTATGTGGTGTGAAAAGTATGGCTTCAAGTATGCTACTAAACATATTCCAAAGGAATGGCTATGCGAAATCAAAGAAAAGAAACCAAGTACATAGTGGTCTGTTGTTCTCACACTACACCTAATCAAGACTGGGGTAGCAGAGAGATGGACATAGAGGGACGCAAGGAAGGTTTACTCGAAGGTGGCTTTCATAAAGTAATAAAGAGAGATGGTACAGTAGAAGACGGTAGAGATATTGATTCAGCTGGTGGCTTCTTACATTACGAGATGAATAGAGCCAAGCACCAACCAACTAATAAAAATTCTATTGGGATTGTGTTAGTAGGTGGTAGACAAGATGACGGTACAACTGATTGTAACTACACCCTCGAACAATTTAAAGCATTGAAGTGGACAGTAGATGATTTGAAGAAGCAGTATCCTAATGTCATAGAAATCATGGGACATAGGGACATCTTCTACACGACTGAGCCTGAGTTTAATGTACAAGAATTATTAAAATAAAATGGAGAAAAAATTTATGGACGCATATGAAAAAAGAAAACAGAAATACACACAAGTTGTAGTAACACATGAAGTAAAACAAATGCTAGACGCTATCACTAAAGAAACATTTAGAAGTGGGTCAGGTGAGGTAGCGTTCTTAGTATCTCAAGCTTACAAAAAACTACAAGACAGAAAGCCGTACGATTAAGTACCCCTATAAGAATGGAACAAAATGAAAGCACATTTCTACACCATGCACCATGTTCGTCGTGTGGGTCTAAGGATAACTTAGCCGTATACAGTGATGGACACAGTTATTGTTTTGGATGTGGATATCATACAAATGGAGAGTCAATGACAACACCTACCACCACTAAAGACACTACTGACTTTGTCAGTGGTACTGTCACCGCTCTTGCCAAACGCAAACTAGATGTCGATACGTTACAGAAGTTTGATTATCAAATAGGCACAGCTCATAAGAGACCAGTGCAGATAGCTAACTACTATAACAAAGACCATGAACTAGTAGCTCAGAAGCTACGCTACCCTGATAAAAGTTTTCAGTGGATTGGTGAATCTAAAGACGCTCAGTTATTTGGTCAACATCTATGGCGTGATAAAGGTAAGATGGTTATTGTTACAGAGGGTGAGATTGACGCTCTCTCTGTCTCGAAAGTAAATCAAAATAAATATCCTGTAGTATCAGTTAAGACTGGGGCTAAGGGGGCAAAGCGTGATTTACTTAAAGAGTTAGAATGGCTTGAGGGTTTCGACTCTGTCGTTCTAATGTTTGATAATGATACAGCTGGTAAAGAGGCTGCCACTGAATGTGCAAAAATCTTCTCACCAAACAAGGCAAAGATATGTTCGTTGCCTTTGAAGGACGCAAACGAAATGCTATGTGCTGGTAAATCACAACAGCTTATCGACTGCGTTTGGTCAGCCAAAGCTTATCAGCCCGACGGTATTGTAGCTGGGGCTGACCTTTGGGATGACATACAGAAGGAAGATAATTATGTCACAGTGCAATATCCTTTCGACTGTCTTAACACTAAGACACATGGACTACGTAAAGGTGAGCTAGTTACTGTCACTGCTGGTAGTGGTGTAGGTAAGTCTAGTTTCTGTAGACATGTAGCTTTACATTTACTGAAAAATAATTTCAGCGTTGGCTACATAGCACTAGAGGAATCTATCAAGCGTAGTGCACTGGGTATCATGGGAATAGAAATGGGTAAGCCATTACATCTAGACCGTACTGGTGTTGATGATAAGAAACTTAAGGCTGTCTTCGATAAGACTGTAGGCAGTGGTAAGTTTTATTTATATAATCACTTCGGTTCAACTGCTAGTGACAACTTACTATCTAAGATTAGATACTTAGCTAAAGGGTGCAGCGTTGACTTTGTAATACTTGACCACTTACACATGGCACTGTCAGCTGTGGGTGATGAGACTACAAGTGACGAGCGTAAACTTATAGATTATACAGTATCAAAGCTTAGGACTCTAGTAGAAGAGACAGGGATAGGACTGATATTGGTATCACATCTTAAAAGACCTGAAGGTAACAAAGGTTATGAGGATGGAGTAGCAGTATCAATGAATAGTTTACGTGGGTCTGCGTCAATCGGACAGTTATCTGATATGATAATAAGTATGTCTAGAGATTTACAATCAGACAAGAACTTGGCTCAAGTAAATATTCTTAAGAACAGGTTTAGTGGAGAGACAGGCAAAGCTTGTACTCTTTACTATGATTTAGCAACAGGATGTTTAACGGAGACAGATGGAGATGTACAGGACGACTTCTAACGTGGAATATAAATCAGTACAATGGACACAGATAATTATGCACGCCCTCAAGGAGACTGAGGAGACTAATCATATTATTCAAATTCCTGTTGGTACTGAACACGCAGAAAGTTTATTAAACATGGCTCTTGACCAACTCGTAGAAGAGGGGGACAACAGAGCATTACAGGTCGAGGTAGTAAAACACCCCGTGCATTAATGGAAAAGAAAAGATACTTACCTAAACTAGATATCATAAAGCGAGAGTTTGTTATGGTGTATTGGTATGACATAGAGTCAGATAGTAACTGGCGTGACATGGATGACCTAATCACAGACGAGTTACCTATATGTATATCTAGTGGATGGTTAATTAAAAAAGATAACAAGGTTACTAGACTCGCTAGTGACTTCAACATTGATAGTGATGGCAAGATAAAAGATGTTGGCAACACTACCATTATTCCTACTTGTGTAATACAAAAAATAATTAAAATAAAATTATGAAGAAAAATGACAAGGGTCACTGGGCTGAGCTGTTCGGCAAGGCGTGGTTGGTTGAGCAAGGCTATTGGGTATTCACTAACGTTGCACCGCAAGGTGTGATTGACTGTGTTGCTATCAATAAGAAGACACATGAATGTATCTACATTGATTTCAAATGTGCATACTACAATCCAAAGGGATGGATTACTTCACGCATTACTAATGCACTTGGTAATAAGCTTGGGGTAAAAATAGTTTACGTCTGTCCTGATACTAAAAAGGTTTGGTTCAAGCGTGACCTAAAAGAATATAGAAAACAGTTAAGCAAAGGAGAACATTTAAAATGAAGAGGAGATATGTTTTTGATATAGAGACTGATGGTTTCTTAGAAGAAGCAACTAAAGTACATTGCATTGTCTTATATGATTTAGACACCAATGAATTAATTGACGGTGACACAGAAGACCAGCTATCTTTAATGAACCGTGCTAAACTATTGGTCGGACATAACATAATTAAATTTGATTTACCTATGTTAAAGAAACTACATGGGTTTAAACCTAAAGGAGAAATCTTTGACACCATTATCGCTACACGTTTATTATTCCCTGACATTAGAGACGCAGACTTTAAACGTGGTAATGACTTTCCCACTAACCTTATAGGTAGGCACAGCCTTGAGTCATGGGGACACCGCATTGGTAAGTACAAGTCACACATAGAAACTGACTGGAAAACTTTTACACCTGAGATGTTAGCGTACTGTAAACAAGACGTCTTGGTTAACGTTGGTTTGTACAATGCTATTGAGAAGAAAGGTTATTCAGCTAAGGCTATGGAACTAGAGCATGACGTTGCTAAGATTATATTCAAGCAAGAAC